AATAGCTACTACGGCCACTATGGTACGATTCTGCCTGAGTACGATCAGTATGAACCATTCACAATGATCGATACCGAAGCGTATCTAATGCAGGCCACAAAGCGCAAGCACTCCTTGATGTTCCGCCAGGGCTTCAAGATTGAGGGCATGAACTCACGCTTTACTAAGTACGTCAATAGCCGTATGAATCAGATTGGCTACATGATGGGCATGACTACAGAGAACTTCATCAAGGACATTCTCTACAACTTGCTCATTATCTCGAACTGTTTCTTGCTGAAGATCCGTGATGAAGAAGCTTCCGGCGGCGAACCAAATGAGAAGAATGATGATAAGACTCCTGTAGCTGCCTACATGATTCTACCTCCTCACTCTATCTTCCCGTTCGTTAACCAGAAGGGTGAGATCATCAAGTGGCGCCGTTACTACGGCTCCGCGCGCAAGTATAAGGACTACAGATTGGAAGACGTTGTCCATTTCAGATGGGACGTCAAGCCAGGACATGTCTATGGAACCCCGCGTACCGTATCCGTGCGAGACGATATTTTTGCTCTCCGCCGTCTTGAAGAAAATGTGGAAATGCTCCTCATTAACCACCTTTTCCCATTGTTTCATGTTAAGGTCGGTTCAGAGGATGCACCCGCTACCATGTTGGTTGACGGGATCACAGAAGTCGACCTTATCAAGGCAGAGCTTGAGAATATGCCTAAAGAAGGTGTATTCATCACTGACGAACGTGTCGCCGTAGACGTCGTTGGTATCAAAGGTGAAGCTCCGGATCCTTCCGAGATCATGAAGCATTACAAGGCCCGTATCTTTACTGGCCTGGGTGTATCGCCTATTGATATGGGTGAGACTGATACCGGCAACCGCGCTACAGCCGAGAACGTCTCTCAGAACTTGAAGGATTCCGTGAAGTCCGATCTTAACTGGTTCTGCGGCCAGTTCAAGATGTTCATATTCAAGGAGCTGTTCGAAGAGAATCCAACTAACCTCTCTGTTCAGAATGCTCTTGCAGACGTAGACCTTGTCTTCCCAGACGTTGACGTTGATGGTCACATCAAGTGGCAGAATCACGTTATCGAGCTGTTCAACAACCATTTGCTCAGTGAAGACGAAGCTCGTCGTGAACTGCAGCGTGTTCCTTATACCAAGAAGGATGCACAGTTGACTCACTATAACTTGCATGTCCTGGATTTGCAGCAGAAGGGTATCGCGCTGAAGAACCAGGGTATGATTGAAGCCATGTATGTCCGTGGTGCAGAGGCAGCTGGGGAGAGAGGTAAGAAAGGCCCCAGCAAGGCCAGTGCAGGAGCTAAGTCCGTTGCCAACAAGAATCGCCCGGCAAATCAGTATGGACGCAATCTAGACCCGCATTCTGCAAGGTCATCCATGGATCCAAGCCTCCTGTATGACAAGCTTGTGGCTGAAATAGACCGTCTGAAGGCAGAGGGTACTTTCTCGGCTGCCAGCTGGGGTAAGGCTTCAGCCGCCGTAATCGATAAGTACGTCGAGACTTGCCTACGTGACGAGGCTGGGATTTACTATACTAATCAGGATCGAATGACGCTAGATACCTTCCGCCAGTTGGCGAAAGACCGAGTCGCACAGACTACGGATCCCGACATAATGTCGGTTCTACTCACCGATCTTGTTTCAAACTACTTCGAGGAAACACATGCCGAAGAATCAACCGAAAGTAGCCCCGACCAGGGACCAGAAGCAGAACATGATGAACGGTCCTCTGCCTCAGGTAATGAATAACCTGCAGCAGGCGGGTAAGGTGAAGCCCGGCCAAGTGTTTGAGAAGTTCCTAACTACCCAGATCGGGGACATTTCCAAGGCAACGCCCTTCCGCGGCCGCAGATAAGGAGGCTCCCATGGGTCTCCTGTACATGCGAGACTTCGTTAACCTAAAGGTTAAAGAAGTCGACCGCAGCAAAAAGAATCTAGCTGAATGCCGAGATGACTCGGAGCCAACAGGTAAGTCCCTCCTGGTAAAGGTTGAGGCTACCCACTCTGGTATAGTCAATGGCAACCAGCGCTTCTACCGTCCGGACCGCATGCAAGACTCGGTCTACCGTTGGACGGAGCCAGATAAGCCCCTAAAGCCAGTTCTGGTAGAGCATGACAAGGAATCGACCGCGATCGGCCGTATCCATCAGGCTCGTTATATTGATACCTCGCACAAGTATCGTACTGAAGTGCCAGAGATCAATAGTATGTTGTTTTTCGCGGACGCTACATCAAAGCGTCTTGACCTGTATCGGTCAATCAATGTGGTTCTGGACAAGCTCCAGCCCCGTGAGGACTATAGAGGTCTAGGATACATCGAGTTGGGATTGAAAGTAACCAACCCAGATGGCATCCGAAAGGTGCTCACAGGTGAGTACCTTACAGTCTCGGTTGGTTTTCAAACTGACCAGGCCATTTGCTCCGCGTGCCATACAGATTGGGCTACTGACGATCGCTGTGAACACAAGCTTGGGGAAATGGTTGACGGCAAGAAGATGTTTCTTATCGCCGGCAACTTCTTCTACAAGGAAATGAGCTTCGTCAACTTCCCAGCCGACCCATTTGCTCAGGTTATCTCGAAGGAAATCCTCCAGGACAGCTTGAACAGCAAGATGTTTTTCATGGGTATGCGTCCAGAGCGCCAAGCTAAGTTGTTGGCCTCCTATGCAATGGCAGATAGCATTGACTTGGGAAAGATGTTCGAATCGGATATTCAGGTTGCGGACCCCGACATCAAGGACAGTGAGATGCTTGTAGAACTGCAGAGCTATCTAGACGAAATGAATAAGGCGCCTCTTACCAAGGAGCGCGCAACTGAAATCTCCGACAAGATTAAGGCCCTTGAACCAAAGGAAGAGCCTGAGAAGGAGATGGTGCGCAGGGTTTCTACAACTCTGAAGTCGCACATACAAAAGCACGGTCTGGAGACCGTGGCTGACAAGAAGATTACGAAGGAACAGGTAGAAGCCAAGATTGAGGCTTTGATCCCGACCCTTCAGGATATGTCGGTTGAAGCGAGAACTCACTATATAGCTCGCATCACCGAAGAGGCTAAGCAGTTTGAACTGGAAGTTCCAGCTATCGATGTCGAAAGCCTCACACCTTATCAGGATTGGAAGATCGAAGAGCTGCCTGAGGATGAACGCAGCTTCTTCGCGGACCCAGACGCCCTGTATGAACAAATGTTCACAAAGGCGGATAGTGAAGATGCTATCAAGGCTGAGGATGCTGAGTACGGTGAAATACTAACCGATGCTAAGCTATCCACTGAAAAGCGTAAGAGCCTTAAGGGTTCCGCTTTCTGTGGCCCGGGCCGTAGCTTCCCTGTTCCTGACTGTGCACACGTTACCGCTGCACGCCGTCTAATCGGTCGCGCGAAGGTAAGTGATGCGACTAAGTCCAAGATCCTTGGCTGCGTATCCCGCAAGGCTAAGGCAATGGGCTGCGAAAGTAAGAGCAAGAAGAAGGATGCAGATCCTACTCCAGTACTGACCGACTCGGTAAAGAACCTACTCGCCGAGCTTCACAAGGTCGAGCTCTTCTCTTTCGATGATGCAAAGGTTCCTGCAGATACACTGACTTGCCTGGACACGCTCCACAGTCATTATCACAAGGCTGATGACCAGGGCAAGGGTGCAATGCGCTACGATCTGTATGCCCACTTGGGCAACTGGCAATCCCAGTCGGATCGTGAATACGCTCACCAGCGTCTGACGGAGATCGAAAAGGGTAATGAGAACAAAGACTCTATCCCTGACGTGATCCTGACGGATGCCGAGAAGAAGGCTCCCCTGATGACAGTGGGCGCCGGTCTCAAGAGTGAGATGGGCAAGGGTTTTGTGCCGACGGGTTGCTCGAGTTCCTACGAAGCACTCCACAAGGCACATGCAGCTGCTGACGCTGAGGGCAAGTCCCACATCGTTGGTGCGGCTGGCGCCCTCCTCGAACACTGGCACTCCGGATCCCTGCTTGAGTATCATCGCAAGCTGTTGGCTCCTGGGATGGCTCAGGGTGGAAAGGATAGCGAAATCCTCCTGACGAAGGAAGAGCATGATACTCTGATCGTCGGTCAGGAAAAGCTCGAAGGTCAGCTGGCAGCAGTAAGAGCTGAAGTCGATGCTCTGCAGCAACAGAATACCGTACTGGTGAAGAGTCTCAAGAAGGACCGCGCCACCACATTAGTAGCAATCAAGGTGCTCACCGGAGAAGCAGGTTTCCAGGGTCTTACCGATGCCCAGATCACATCTAAGGTAGCGGAAAGAGAACAGCGTTCCCTGGCAAGCTTGAGAGATGCACTGGATGACGAGCTGGGTAAGCTGTCTGGCTTCACATTCCAGGGTGGAACATCAGCACCGACGCCCCAAGAGGCGGGTACGAAAGAAGTAGCCGACAAGGCGAAACTTAACCCAGATGGTTCTACAACCGTGCAAGATAGCAAGGAGAAACCAACTCCTGCCGCACGTAAACTTCCAAAGGATCCAAAGGCTGCTTCAGCCATCTTGTTCTTCGAAGCGAAGACCAAGGACATTAAGCCAGCCCCAAAGGAGTAATCTAAATGTCTTTCGATATCAATAACAACTATCGTGGTACGCTCTACGGTCGCGATCGTTTGGGCTACACGACTCCTGATGCCGATGCATCTGAGCCTCTCCGTCCGTTCCTTCCGGTCCCGTATCCAGCCCCCTGGCTGCCTGGCCGCCGTTTGGATGAAGGGCATCCAGTAGGCGCGCAGGTTGTGATCAGCTCGCACCAACTCGTCGGTCTCGACAAGTCTGGCGCCCTGGTTCCGGCCGGCTTGCTCTCCGGTACTCAGAACTCTTCGCAGATCTATACCACTGTAACTCCAGCAGGTGCTGGTGACTCTTATGTCGCCGCTGCTGGGATTATCACTATCACGCTCACCCCAGCGGGTGGTGTGGCAAGTGGTATCGTTGCTGGCGGAAGTGCTGCAGCAACGGCTGCTAACTTGAACTTCGCGGCTGGTGATGTTATCACTATCCTCGGCACCGCAGCTGTGGCAGGATCCTATGTCCTGACAAGCGCCTCCCTGTTGGCTGGTGTTTGGACGCTGGTTGCACCTTCTAGTGCAACAAGCACAGCCAACTTTACGTATCCGACAACGATCCGTAACTATCGCGGTCTCTACTGCGCAGTTCAGTATGGTCAGAATGACGTCGGCTTCGCACGCAACGTTGCAACTGGTAACCCGGTGGTAGCTGCTGGTGAATACGAAGTTCTTGCTGCTCCTTCTGATGCTGTTGCCGGCGACCTCATTGTCTTCCCAGATGGCAACGTTATTACCGTTAGCGGTACTGATGTGACCTTTGCTCTGGCATGCAATGTGATCCCGAATAGCGTTGCCCGCCCGATCGGCTACGCAGTTCGCAACGTCTTCCAGTTCCTCGGTGGTGTGAACCTGATTTCCGCAACCGGCGGTGTGTTCTATACCTTGGAATCAATGGTTCCTCTTCAGTTCCGTGTTCACAACTACATGCATGAAATGGGCACTGCCATCCAGACCCACTTTGTGCTTCGTATGCCTTGGATCGGCGCAACCCCGACTGCTCTTCAGGGTTATGCTACCCAGGACGGTATCTCCGGATACGTTCAGACGGACTTCGGCCGTAGCTTCGTGCACTGCACAGGTGGCACAGCAGGCAACCCATACGCCCTCAACGGCCTGTCGGTTGTTCCTAGCCGCCTCGGCTCCGGTACGGATGCTGGCAACTACTCCTTCTACAACTCCGCGGTCAATGGTTTTGACGAGATCTGCGGCCGAGTAATCGGTGTGGAAAGCCTGTACCCAATCCGTGACTTCGCAAACCGCGTTCGTACACAGTTTGAGCGCGCGACGGAAGCTGTTGGTCCTTTCACAACCAAGACACCTTCAATCGGTCAGCTTGGTGGTTCCGCAACTCGCGGTATGGATTACATGGTCAACCTGACAAACGACGGTATCCTCCGCCTTGCCTCGGACCAGAATAAGACCATCCGTCCGGAATACGCAACGTACGTGTACATTCACTTCCTGGCTCGCTAAAAACGGGTCAGGAAGTACCTTTATCTGGGCCCTGTGAGGACCTATGCGTCTCTTAACCTTCATAACGAAAGGGAAAGCTGTAATACAAGGCGACTCCCTGAGATGTGCAGCCCCCAGGGCCAATGATAGTCGTAGATCTTGCAATAAACTGCTCGCTAAGAAAAATGAGCAGGGTCAAATCGCTGGCAACTTTCGGTGTGAGAGATGCCACCAAGAAATAGAAGTAAAACTCGCACCGGCTAGGGAAGACTTAGCCAAGTCTTAAGAGATTCAAAGTAATCCTATCTCATTTGGAGAAATCATGGCCAAGAACGTAAAACTCGAACAGCCCGACTGGAACGATGCTCAAGTCAAGACAGACTTGGTGCGTGTAGAAACAATCTTCCGTACCGGCGGTTTTGACCCAGTCGAGAACAAGAAAATCTCGATGAAGGACGCGTTGGATATCCCGAACGCAGCCTTCCTTATCCCGCGCGTTCTGACTACCTTCGTTCAAGAAGGTATCGAACCGATGCTGATCGGGACTAGCCTGCTCCAGCGCGTTGATTACGTGCCTGGTATGCAGACGGTCTTCCCAGCTATCGACGTCCTCACAGCTCGTGAGGTCGGCGATGGGATGGCACTACCCATCTTCAACATTAACGTTGGCGGTGCACAGACCTTCGGCGTGACAGTCAAGCGTCACGGCCTTGCTCTGCGCATTAGCGAGCGCTTCGTGGAACAGTCCACCTACCCGTGGATCCAGTACTGGATGCGCCTTGCCGGCAACGCGCTTGCCCGTCACAAGGAAGAGTTCATCTTCAACTTCATTACCGGCCTCGGCACGGTGATCTTTGATAACAGCCCGGCAGCTCGTGCGGCAACGTCGACTGTCCAGCCAATCAAGGGTATCACTACCGGCCGTAACCTGAAGGGTCAGTTCAACGGCTCCATCACCGCTGACGACGTGTACGACATGTACGCCCAGGTCCTCATGCAGGGTTTCATCCCTGACATGATGCTCATTCACCCGATGTCTTGGCTGCAATGGGTAAAGGATCCTGTGTTGCGCGAGTTTGCTATCCAAGCTGGCGGTGGTTCGTTCTTCGCTCAGTTCACTGGTAAGCCAAACGAGTTCGCAAACCCGTTCTTCAACTTCGGTAACCTCGCATTCGGTCAAGGTCAGACTGGTCAGTACACCCAGGGTACTCAGACTGGTGGTCAGACTGCTACCTCGGCTGGCTTGCCTCAGACTCAGAAGTCTGGGCCGATACTGCCCAACTACTTGGGCCTGCCGTTCCGTATCGTGGTTAGCCCGTTCATGAGCTTCGACCCGGTCAACCGCGTCGTAGACACCCTCCTCTTCAATAGCCAGAACCTTGGCGCCTTGATCGTGGACCAGGATCCTCATGTCAACTCTTGGGACGACCCAATGTATGATCTGCGTAACATCGGAATCGAAGAGTCCTATGGCTTCGGTATCCTGAACGAAGGTCAGGCAATCGGTGTTGCTAAGAACGTTAAGCTCCGTCCGAACGAAATCGTTCTGCCGGCTCGCTCCATCATGGATATCGGTGTTCAGCAGTCTGCAGGCAACTTCCAGACTTACGAGAACGTCACTATCTTTGGTGCAGGCGCAATCGATCCAACCGCTGCAAACCTGGCGGATCTCCCAACAACCGACTAATCGGTTGGCGGCTTGAGCAATATATTAGGGCAGCCTAGCTGTCCGCACTGAGGGTGGCCCGGTTATCGGCTCGGGAGACCGGGCCGAAAGAGCTGGACCACCCTCTTTGTGTTTTGGTTTACAATCAACTAGAGTTACCCTAAAAGAGGATTACAAAATGGCTCTCACGATTACAGTTCCCTTGAACAACGGCGACGGTTCAATCGCCTCCTTCGAGCTCACTCTGCCTGTCGGTGCTCCGGCTGGCAAGTATGCCTGGTCCAGCAGCCAAACTGCTACAGGTACGGTGACAGCTCGCAATGATGGGCGCAGCGCGCTCTTCACACCAGTTGCCCACAACTCGGGCACTGCCACAGTTATTACTGCAACGGTCAAGAATGCTCTTGGCGTTACAGCTGGCTGGCAGCCAGGAAAGCTCTACTTCTTGGGTGATACGATCCTTGACTCTAACGGACATGCTCAACAGGTAAGCGCTGCAACCAAGTTCGTTCCTACCCGCTACACTCCGAATGCCGGCTACATCCCAGGCTCTGTCTCCTTGGTCCTGACGGGCGGTTCTGCTGCTTCGTCCAACGATCCGAAGACTGGCAATCCTTATCTGGTTGCCATCACTGGTATCTCGGCATCAGTCCCCAGCTCTTTCGCAGCTGGCCAGCTTGTAACCATTGCTGGTATGACTGGCTCCGTGGCATCTTTGAACGGCACCTGGACACTGCTTGCTGTGGGTGCAAACTCCATCAGCATCAGCTACAACGGTGCTGCAGTCAGTGCTTCCGTTACAGCAGCCAGCACAGCTTATGTTCCTGGCGATGCTCTTATTGCTTCTCTGGCCCAAGGTGATCAAGGGCTTTACAACGGTAACTATCAGTACGGTGTGGTCCTGAACCAAGGTCAAGGTACGAATGGTGATTGGCCAGCTGGCGCCATTGCAGCCAACTCGGGCAATCTCACAAAGCCTTACCCGACGTCAGCAGCTAGTGTTTCCTTCACAGCCTGCGGTTATTCCAGTGGTGGATCGATTGGCCGACTGGCTCATCCTTTCCTGCCTAGCTCCGATACAGGTACGGCTGGTATCAGCACTCCTGTCCCGGCCGTTGCTTGGCAGCCGGTTACGAACTACGCTCTCGGATTCCAGATCATTGATGAGAACGGTAATATCCAGCAGGTCTTCAAGGCTGGTACTTCCGGAACTCAATATCCTGCCTTCTCGGGAAGTTCCACGACTGTAGATAACACAGTAACCTGGAAGTACATCAGTGCAGCTACTCTTGGTTATTCTAACGTCAGTGTGGTTGAGATCGCAAAGTACTCTGAAGTCGGTTCGGGTGCTTTGGGTTCATTCGCACTGACTGCCGCACTCAATGCGACAGCCGCTGGAATCACACGTTATGCTGGCAGCTTTGGTACAGCAGCTAACTCTAACGGCTTTGCTGGTTATGTCTTCACAGTCGCCGGCGATTCAGTGAATGCAGGTAACAATGGAGTTTTCATCTGCACTGCATCAACTAGTGCTTACCTCTATTTGGCTAACACAGGCGGTGTTACACATTCCTTCACCGGGACTGCTGTTAACTCCGGCTTGCGTGCTTATGTTGATGGAGCTGGTAACGTCCACGTTGGTTGGGTGACACAGGTCGGTGAAGTTCAGTTTGCTGAGCCTGTAGCTACAACCCCTGCTTTCAGCACGGGTGGTGGTACGGTAGTTGACGGTGACTTGACTTGGCATGACTTGGGTAATGGTGGTGGTGTTATCACTACTACAACCTACAACGGTCTGTCAATCGTGGTTACCGCGGGTACTCAGCCGGTTCCTGGTAGCACCTTCCCAGTTCAGTAATCTGAATGCTTGCTAGCGACCCAGGAGGTCCTATGGCAAAGATCATCGAGTTTCCAGTTACCCCGGATTACACCGGGAAGACTGTGGCGGTCTCTCCTGAGACTCCACTATCAAGGTTCCAATGCAGAGGCTTCGTAGTCTTTCGTAAGTCTCCGCAGATTGTGCCTCCGGAAGCTGATATGGCTTCCATTCATCATGCTATCTTGGATGGTCGGCTCCTTGAGTTGGCGCCAGGAACTGGCATAACATCCAAGAATGCCCAAGCTTCTCCCGCGGGCGAACTTGGCGATACCAACTTGAAAATCTACACTCTTCAGACTAATGAGGGTGTAGTTGTGTTAACCCCGGAATCGCCAGAACAGGCAGCGCAGATCGAGAAAGAGTTGCAGGACACAGGGCATCTCCTATTGGCCAACTATCCGAACCTGCAGTCTAAGAAGCAGGTTCAGCCCCATCTTTCGGCGATTACGATCACCGACCTGGAACCAGAGCCTGAGAGTGCCTAATGCCTAACCCGACCATAGTAAGCGTTACTCCAGTACCAAATGCAACTGACGTTGTGTTGGGTTCATCGATCGTTGTTACTTTCTCTGAACCGATCGATACAGATTCGTACAATAACGCTACTTTTGTCCTCACTGGGCCTAACCTCTCCTCGATCGTAACCGATCAACAACTCATAGAATATAACCCGACGCCTGCACAAGGCCGCGGGTATATCCTTGGCAGTTTCAACTTCTCTACCAAAACCTACCAGCCGTGGGCTCCTTTTACGGTGTATGCTTTGAATGCCCAGGTGGTAGACAGCAACGGAAACGTACAGACTGTAGTTGAGCCTGGTATGTCTTCGCCTTATGCGCCGGCATGGTTGACCACACCTGGATCTTCCACTGTGGACAATAACATCCCGCAGTGGCAGGCAGACCAGGCTATTTCTTTTGGTCAGTACATTGTCGACCCCAATCAGAATCTCCAGAAGTGTACTGTCTCCGTTGGAGGTACCACTGGATCTACCCCTCCTAACTGGAACAAGACTCTGAATGGTGTCACATTCGATGGCAGCGTAACCTGGACTGCAGTCCAAGTTCCAGTAGACGGTGGGCCTATCTGGATGAATGGCGGGCCGGCCAATAACGGCCAGACTATAGCCACGTTCACTCCGGCCAAGCCAATGCTGCCTGGTACAACTTACACAGTTCTCGTGGTGGGATCGGACTCTACACTCGCCAACACCTACGTTCATGACCTCTCTGGTAATCCTCTCCTTCACTCCTACCAATGGTCATTTACAACAGGTACATTGAACCTCTCGGTTCCTCCTATACAGAATCCGGTCCCGCCGCCCAAATCTTATCTCCAACCCAGCCAGGTGATTGTTGTTCCGCGCCCGCCAGTTGGAGTTGATGATCCGTCTGTCAGCAGTGTGACAACTGTCGAGTTGATCTTCCCTGCTCCAGTGGATGTAAACAGCTTCGATCCTTCACAGTTACTGGTCGGAGTTGAACCCATCATGAATGATCCTGATGTCATGGTGAACTATGGTGCCAATGCGACGTACATCGTCCAGGGCAACAAAATCATTGTAACTGTAACAGGTGTGTAAATGAGTGATTATGCTAGCGCCATTGATTTTGTTATTCATCTCGAAGATTCAACACTTAGTGGTCGTGTTGAACACGATGCGGACGGGGCTACTCGGTACGGCCTTCTTGACCGCTGGCACCCCGATCTTGTTGAAGCGGGTTACTATACGACTGATCCCGTCACTGCGCTCCAAATGGCGAAGACGTATTACAAACCCAACTACTGGGACAAGTTCAGAGGAGATCAACTCACCTCTAATCGAGTTGCTGCGCAGATACTTTCGATTGGCGTCAACGATGGCATCGTCCAGGGTATCAAGTTTGCGCAGCAAGCTGCAGGTGTTACTGCAGATGGCGTCTTCGGCGTCATATCTCTTGCGGCTGTTAATGCGCTTGATGAAGCAACTTTCCTGCAGCGTTTTGACCAAACAGCCAAGGCTCACTATGATGCCGTTGTTGCAGCCAACCCAGCTAAATCAGTTGATCTCAAAGGCTGGTACAATCGAGTCGATTTGATTAGCAAATACCAAGGATAAGACCATGAAATACAATCTGACGAGTCTGTACAACTTCTTTGGCGGGGCGACTGAGTTCTATGCCGCAGTCTTCACTGTGGCTGTTATCGTCCTTGCTTTCAAGAACTTGCTGACAGCCAACTTCGTGGCTGCGATCGGAGCGATCCAACTCCTCGTGACTGCCAACGATGTGCATAACGACATTAATGTCAAGACCGTTACAAACGTAAACGTAGGGAGTTAACAATGGGAACAACAGAGGCTACGACCACGACAAAACCCACCAGCATTTGGCATTGGGTACTTTCACATCTCTTGATACTGGCCCTTGTAGGTGCTCTTGTATGGGGCGGTGTCTATGGTGTGGACTCAATGATTGCTAAGCACGACCATGCGAAAGATGTTTACTACGCACAGTTGCTGGCTGATGACAATAAGAGGACCGAGGCTCTAGAGAGTAAACTGGATTCTGACACGAAGGCTCATGCAGCTGAAGCACAAGCTTATCAGCAGCAGATAGCTGCAGATCAAGTGGCGATGAAACAGCGCGATGATATGATGAAGGTGCTGGTCGCCAAGATCGGAACAATGACAGCCCCGCAGGTTGCGGCCGACCTTCAGCCCAAGCTGCGCGCGGGAACAGCAACAGTTCTGGCAGACGGTGTTAAGCTTGACCTCCCTGCTGCTCGAGATGTTGATCAACAGATTACAGAAGGGGCTACAGCTAAGCAGGATCTGGTGACAGTCGAAGGCAACCTAGTCAAAGAGACTACGATTGCAACCAATGCTGTCGCGGATCTAAAGACAGCCAATGATGCGGTTGCTTCGGAGAAGGGAAAGAATGTTGACCAGGTAAAAGCCTGCAACCAACAGATTGATACGGTGAAGGCTGATGCTCGCAAGGGCAAGATGAAGTGGTTCTTGATTGGCTACGTGTCCGGCTTCCTGACGCGCGTGTTCACGGTTAAGTAAGGAGATCTCATGTTCTATCCAGGCGATACATACAACTTCATCCTGAACATCCCCAGTCCTGGGGTTGGCGTCACTAGTGTGACCAGCGCTCCGTTGATCACCATCTTGGATATCCTCAATCCAGGCTCTCCTATCGTATCTGGTGCCGCAATGACCCTAGTGACAGGCACCAGCTTCGTTTACTATTACTCCTTCACCATTCCGAATGCATCTCCAAAGGATTATATAGCGATCTATAGCTATGCTTCCAAGAACGTCCAATCGCTAGGCACTGCAACAGCGGCGGTCTGGTCGACTGGGATTGCTTCGTATACATTCCCGCTTCCACTTCCAGCTACTTGTGTGGCAGGAGCTTTGCTTACTACAAGCGGATTCACCACAGGTTCTGGTACTGGTAACTTCAACGTTACAAATGCTCCTATCCTCACGGTTAATCCGTCGACTGGTGTTGTCACCGTCGCTGTGGTGGGTAGCGCCTTGGTGGTTGGAACGCTTGGAACTGGTTCAGTCAGTGTAGTTACGACAGTCTCCAATCAGTTGGTCACTGTGAAGGATGAGCTTCATGTCGGTGATTCTTACGTGACAGGCCCAGTGGCCTTGAATGCTACGGTGGCTCAGAACTCCACGGTAGCTAAGGATGCTACGGTCATGAAGTCGTCTCAGTATGTGGCGCCTCAGAATGACCCAACCGTACAGACAATCGCTGCTCAGACCAATACTATTAACAACAACACTGCTGCAACAAGCACGTTGTTGGGTACGTTGGCTGCCGGCACACTGTCGGGCCTCATACAAGATATCTACGACTATTCGTTCGGCGCATGGAGAATCGACAATACCGTGTCTCCGCCTGTGCTCTACATTAGCCGTATCAACGGTACACCTATTGCCAGCTTCACGCTGCAACAGACTGTTAGCGCTACACAGCGCATTGTTATCACATCACCTCCGGAGAGCAGCGTCTAATGAGTCAATCGAAAGCGGCCATAGCTTCGGCAAAGTATAAGAAGGCGCACCCCGAACGCCGTAAAGAACAAAGGATGCGATGTTCCAGAAAGCCTCTTCCTAGATTTAATCGTGTTGTCTATCGTGCAAAGGATAGAGGGTTAGAATGGAATCTCACATTTGACGAATGGTTTGCTTTGATTTCTCGCAACTGTTATTACTGTAATGGATCTGTTGGTGAAACAGGATGCGGGTTAGATCGATTAGATTATAAGCAAGGTTATGCTATTGGAAATGTTGTTCCTTGCTGCAAAATCTGTAACTTCAAAAAGGGAATACTAGAACGTTTAGGATTCACCTATCCAAGAACTGTGGAGCTGTTAAAAGAGCTCCTGGAGACGAAACGTGTCCCAGCCTAATATCGTTGTGACAATCCAACTGCCCCAGGGATTCGCATTGACGAACGGTGCACAAACCATAGAGCCAATGCAGTTCCAGGTGGTATCTGGAATCACGCCTTATTACTCATCGGTTGATCTTGTTCGCTTGAATGGTGGCATCTATCTGCGTAAGGTCTCTGACCTAACGATCGCGGGTATGATCTACTACATGAGCAAGAACGCTGATGCTCTTACTTGGTCCCTGCCTATGGTGCCTCCTTCTTATGCACCATTCACGGACTTCCAAGAAACCCACTATCGCAACTTCGTTATGGCGCGCGTCAACTGGGTAACTTACAGTTCAGCTAAGCAGTTGATCCTGAATATGTTCGACTTGAACGCTGTCCGCGGAAGCAAGACCCTGGCCAACTTCTCAGTTAGCCGTCAAGACTTCTCGAATGACAGTGGTGTCCCGGGCAAGATCAAGGATCTAGGACAGATGGTCAAGGATTGGGAACTCGCTCTGATGAGCGGTGGTGCAATCGGATACAAGGGACACGTTAAGCCTCGTATGGGCGCCAAGGGTTTGTATGATGACAGTGACAATACCCCTGGCCGTACATGGTTGAACTCAGGCCCTGGTGCTAATACATATTCAATGACGGGCGTCAGTTCTTCGGGCGGCCGCAGTAAGACAGTCAAGTTCTACTCGCCAGTAGTGGTGGGTAACCGCATTGGAAGATATTTCGGCCCTACGGTGCTCGTAACATGGCCAAGAGTCCCAAGCTACTAAGAGATAACATGCCTAGAAATGGAGATCGCCGCAATGCTGCCAGCTCTGAGCAAGTTGTGGAGCTGACGAATAAGCTGGATCAGTTTGTCTTGAAGGTCACAGATTCGAATGCTCGTACTGATGAATCTATCAAGTCGATGAAGGATCGTCTATTCGGCGGCGAAGGTCATAAGGGTATGATCGAGTACTTCAATGAGCAGTTCGTGCAAATCAAGGCGGATGCTTTGACTAAAGCGAAAGACTCAGATCTGAAGGAACTCACAACTGCAGTCACTGAGAAGGCGAAGGATTCGGACCTGAAAGATCTACGAAAAGATCACGATCAACTGAATAACAAGGTTGTCTGGTACACAGGAATCTTGGCAGCCATACAGTTCCTAATCCTAATCGGGGCTACACTTTTTGCTGCTTGGCATCACTAAGGTGGTAAATGGCTGAAGTATCGGATGTCTTCACGATCGACCAGAACTATCCGACTCCCAACGCCCTGTTAGTTCCTGGACCCAATCAGTCCTCATACACGATCTTCGTTTATCAGTATTCTGATTGGCTGGCCGGTAATCAGGGTACTCTCTATGCAATCGCACAGAGTGGTGTCAATGCGGATGGTACATGGCAAGGTGTGCTTGATCCTTATCAATCCACGCCGGGTACTCCTGTCTATGCTCCAGTCCAACTGCCTATTCTGACTTCAGATGCGGCCGGCAACGTTGCGGCTCTACCTTTTACGATTGTAGCGATAGGCCCTGTGAACACAATCGTTATTGCGCTGAAGGTGAATCCTCCGGCGTATGTTCCTCCCCTTCCAACCACAGGCTATAATCAGTCGGTTCTTGTGGATGCACAGGTTATGTCAGATGACTACTGGATGGCAGTTGATAACAACTTTCCAAACTGGTTGCTGCCACTAACAAGCACGTAAGGAATCAGCATGTCGATCACGTTAAATAGCACAACTCCAGCTCCTCCACATCCAGCTACCGAGATCAATATCACTTGGCAGACGGATATGAGTGGTAACGTCTCTGGATATGTGCCTACAGTAGCTGGGCCTACTGGAGCTACAGGACCGGCTGGGGCTACTGGCGCCACAGGAGCGACAGGTAATACAGGGCCCACTGGAGCAACGGGGGCGACAGGAGCAACCGGCGCTTCAGGAGCATCTGGAGCTTCAGGAGCAACAGGAGCCACTGGTGCTACGGGTGCCACAGGTGCTACCGGGGCAACAGGAGCCACAGGTGCAAGTGGTGCAAGTGGAGGCACTGGACCAACAGGTGCCACAGGGCCAACCGGAGCCACAGGTCCAACAGGACCGACAGGTCCTACTG